TCAACCCTGAATTCGCAGCCCCCGCGCCATGATCTGCCGCCAGTTCTCTGCCCAAAGCTCTGGAAAGGCCGCCTGTACCGCCTCATCCACGTCTCTTTCCATCTCCAGGCGCGGCTTGATGCGCGCCTCGGGAATCAGCAGATAGAACGGGCAAGCGATACGGCTTGTGACGGATCGTCCCATGATTGCTTTGTGCCCGTCGCCGATCTCTTGAATAAAAAAGACGAGTCCTTTCACTATCTTTTGCCTGTTCAACTGTATCTGCTTAGTGCGGCGTTCAATGACCGTATAACGCCCCGCCACCGCGCCCAACAGGTTACCGGGCCTCAACTCTGTCGGGATTATGCCTGGGGCCAGAGCGCGCAGATAGCGTGTCGGCACAGCGAGGTATTCGTGCCCAGCGTGGGGAACCTTCTCGCCGCCCTCTTCTTGCGGTAATAGGTAATCCGGCGCCAGTTCATGTTTTAACCAACCACCCGAACCTCCGCCCATGCTGATTGCGGAAGTGTGAACGTCCGCCTCGATCACCGCGGCTTTCTTCTCCGCCGGTTTGATGCGGATGCTCCGGAGAGTGAAATCGTTGCGGAGCGTGAACTTTCCCGCCAACCCCTCCTGCACCTTCGCCTGCCCAACCTTCGCGCATCCCGTCAACGTCTTCGCCAGCGCGAACGGAATCTGCCTCTTTTGCAGATCGTCCAGCCCCGCCACCGCTTCACTCACATCCACCGTCGCTCTGAGTTCCATGGCCTCACTGTAACGGCAATCCGTCTTACGCGGCCACTGTTTTGATGACGAGCTTCCGCTGGCCGCCGAGCGCATTCATAGCCTCGGCCAGCGTATCGATCTTGGTGATGTGCCGGACGTCGATCATGCGGTCCACCGCCTGGCGGGGTACACCCATCCGCCGCGCCAGCTCCGACGGCTTGACGTTTTTCCGCTGCATTTCATTCCAGAGCATCACCTTTGCCGAAACGCTCAGCGGCAGCGCCACAACGGCCTGTCCAGGCCGCGCCTTGGAAGGGATAGGCACCGGGCGATGCGTCTCAAAGTAAAAGTCCAGAGCGGTCTCCAGAGCGTCCGCCGCCATGGTGAGCGCGTCTTTACGGCTCGTGCCTTCCGTGTGCGCCTCCGGAATGTCAGGGAAAGTGACCATGAGAAACTTTCCGTCCTTCTGCATATCTACCGGATACTCCAGCATCGTTCCTCCTATTTCAACCCCAGGTCCTTTTTGATTTTCTCCACAAGCCCTGTGCCGATCTCCTTCGTCGCGTGCATCGGCAAAACGGAAAACCTCCCATTCAAATAAACCTTCAAGTGCGACCCGTTGCCATGCTTGCCGAAGATAGCTCCCTGAGCCGCCAACCAACGCTTGAATTCGGAAGTCTTCATATAAACAAGATAGCTCCATTCTTTTCGTTTGTCAACAAAAATGTTGCATGATGCGGCGAAATTCGCGGCCTTTTCTGTTTACGCCGCATGGTGAACCCATGGGCGCATTCTCTCTCATCTTTCCCAGCCTCTCCCGCCAGCCTTCGATGGATACCTCGAAGAAAATCGAGGACGATACGATTCGCGATGCGGCGGAGAGCGGCTACGTCTCCACACGCCCGCGCTTCACACGCGTCCGCCGCACATGGGCCTTCAACGTCCGCAACCTGGTTGCCGAGGACATGCGTGCGCTGGATGAGTTCTTCATGTCGCCGTCTTACGCGGCGCGCGGCGGCAATAGCTTTCTGTATCCCAACCTGCTGCCCAACTGGAGCTTTGAATTCCCGGCCCTCGACGCCGCCGATTTGGTTTTCGGATGGAACTCCGCCACCGCCATTTTGCAAGAGTCCATCGGCGTCTCGCTCGTCACCGTGCAGGATGGCACACAGGCTGTCAGCTTTGCCACCGTGGCGGGCCAGAGCGTGGCCGCCAACACAACCGTCCAGGCGCAACTCAACTGCGACGTAGCGCCCACCTGCAAGCCCGGCGAGGTGTACATCTTCACTGGCCAGGCGAACGCCACGGCGGGCACGTTGGCCGCTGGCGTTCTGAGCGCGAAGGCGAGTGTGTCTTTCTTTGACGCCAACGGCAATCCGCTTTCGACTTTGGCGGGCACAGCGGCCACTATCGGCGGTGGCTGGCTCCCGTATGGTTTTCAGTTCACCGTGCCCGCCAATGCCACGACTTTCCGCATCTCGCTCGTGGTCATACTCGCCAATTCCACCGGCGCGGCGATCCCGCTCGACGGTTCCGCATCCGTCGCGTGGGACGCGGTAGGCAGCGCGTTGTTGACGCCCCTCACGCCCTATGGCCGCATGGTTGGCTCTCAGTCGCTGGGCTGCCTTGTGCGCTTCAGTGCGCCGCCTGAAACAGCAGACATTGGCTGGGGCAACGGCGTAAAAGTTTACGGCGCAAAGCTCGAACTGGCGGAGGTCTAAATGCAGAGATCAGAGATCAGTGGTCAGCGATCAGTGAAAATCCCGCTGAAAAATGGCGATGAATACGACGCACTGACGAGGTGGAAGCGTGTTCATAATTGGCGCGCTGGTGATCGGGCAAAGATCAAGCGGGCGTATCGCCGCCGCCTCCGCCGGTGTTTGCGCCGTACTGATCCCTGTTCCCCGATTTCTGATCTCTGTGAGGTGACCGCATGAGCGCAAAACTGCATATGGTCAGAGATGGGGTTTATGCGTTTGCTTGCCCCGGATGCAGGTGCGGTCACGTAATTCCGGTGGCGGGAAAACAGCCCACATGGGGATGGAACGGAAGTATCGATGCTCCCACTTTCATGCCCTCAATTTGCGTGCATGGAAAATCTCTCGTTGAAAACAAATGGACTGATTTTACCTGCCACTCATTTGTAAATGATGGAAAGATACAATTTCTTTCTGATTCGACTCACGCCTTCGCCGGGAAGACTGTTGATCTTCCCGATTGGGGCCTGGATGAAGCTTATTTCGCAATTCCGGTTGAGAGGGCAAACTAAATGGCCGCTGCCATCAGTCCCATGTCGATCCTCTCCCTCGCGGCCCAGCAGGATAAGTCCCTGCTGGCCTCGGGGGATGCGTGGCTCCTGCTGCTCGACATTATCTGGAATGGCCAGCACGTCCGTTTGGCGCGCAACGTGGACCCTATCCAGTTCGACGCCGGCGACGGCAACGGAATCCAAACCTATCAGCCGTTCAACTTCGAGTTCACCGCCGATCAGCCCGGCGGCTCGCAGCTCCCGTCGATGACGCTCAAGGCGTCGAACACCATGCGCATCCTGCAAGGGATCATCGAGCAATATGCGGGCCTCGCGGGCGCCACGGCCAATATCTACGTCTATAACACCGCGCATCCCGCCGGCGAACCGGACCTGGCCGTCTCCACCACTGTCATGAAAGCGGTATCCACGGCAGAGATTGTCACCTTCAATCTCTCCGCGCCCAGCCCGTTGCGCCAGCTCTTCCCCAAGTTCCTGTATCGCGCCACCTTCTGCATGTACGTTTCGTTCTACAAAAGCAAGTGGTGCGGATACTCAGGGCCGCTCACGAATTGCGATGGCACCTATGACGGCGCGAACGGATGCCAGGTGCATAACAACGCCAGCCGCTTCGGAGCCTTCCCAGGCATCGGCACCAACGGCACCGTGCTGGCGGCGCAAGAATGATAGCGCCGCTGCCGTACTCTCTTTGGTCCGATCTGCTGGGCAAGCCGTGGCGCAAGGATGCGCGCGGGCCGGAGGCTTACGATTGCGTCGGCCTGATGCTTGAGGTCGAGCGCCGCATTGGCAGAGACATTCCGCAATACGCCAGCGAGGTCAGCGAGCTGGCCCTTGCGCTGGGCGCGTGTGAGCGCGTGGCGCATGAGTCTTGCGCTCTGCCCGGCGATGCAATCCTGCTCACGTCCATTCATCCGCGCTGGCACATCGGCGTGGTCTGCGGCGGCGGCTATATGTTGCACTCGCGGGAAGGCGCGGGGGTGCTCAGAGAGCGGTATAACTCGTTTCCGTGGCAAGCTCGAATTGAGGGCTTCTACCGATGGAAACAAGTATCATCCGTTGCCTGAATGCTTCGATTGTATCTATCGCCGAGGCTGCTCCAGCGCCGTATGTTTTACCTGAGCTGCCGAACTCGCTCAGCCTCCGCCCTGTCCGCATTATCGAAAATCTGAATCCCTTCCGCATCGAAGAGCGCCGCGTAACTGAAATTGCTCCGCTCGACAATGAGAGCGTGGCCGCGCTCATCGTCCGCGCCGGAATTGTACTCGACGATTACAAGTGCAGCCTCAACGGTGCGCGCATTCCCGATGAAGAGATGGGGTCAATAGCGGCGAAGCCTGGCGATGAGATAGTTCTCTATCCGCGCGCCGCCGGCGGCAAGATGTGGGAAGCGCTCAGCATGGCGGCGCTCATGGTGATCGTCGCTTGCTTCACCGGCGTGGGCGTCGGCTTTGCCGGGTTTGCCGCTGAGATGGGCATGTCTGCCGCGGCCGCCGGTTACATCGGCGCCGGCGCTCTCATGGCTGGCTCCATGCTCCTCTCGTGGGCCTTTTCTCCCGGCCAGCCCAACGCTCCCGCATGGAGCGCCACTTACGACCCCACCGGTCCCAAAGGCCTCGCGCAGCCCGGCGTGCCCGTTCCCAAGGGGTGCGGCATCATGGGATGGTGCGGCAACGTCATTTCGTCTTACATCAGCTTCGACGGTAAGGACGCCTATATCAACTGCCTCGTCTGTTTCGGCTGGGGCCGCGCCGTCAGTATTTCCAACGTGCTCATCAATCAGCAGCCTATCTCCGTTTTCAAAAACTGCTCTTATCAAGTCCGCCTTGGAACCAACAATCAGATACCTGTCGATGGCTTTGACCGCACCGTCAACGGATACCCTGTGGAGCAGGATCTGCTGGTTGAGAATGGTCCGATTGTCGTGCAGGGCACTGGAACGAACGTCCAGGGCCTCGACATCACTGTCAAGTTTCCCACCGGGCTCTATCGCTGCACCAAGGATGGAAATGACATTCCCATCCAGTTCATCTACAAAATTGAGGTTTCCCCGCACAACCTGAATACGTGGACTTCTCCACTCTTCGCCAACAATACGCAGACCGTCGCCACCACCCACGCGAACGGCACACAGACATGGCCCGCATGGGTTGTTGTGCCCACGGACCGCTTCGCCGGTTCCGGCATCGTCTACGCCAGCGACAACGGCACACACACCCCCGGCGATCCATGGAGCAGCACAGAGACGGTCACCATCGTCAACATGAACACGTCCACCACGACGACCTCCGCCACCTTCGTGGGAGAGTGGCAGCCTTGCGATCCGAATCTCAACCAAGCCCTGGTCACGAATTGGCGGGATGGATACCGCATCGTTACCAACTGCACCACGTCCGCATTTTTTGACACGGTGAGCATTTACGGCCTCACTGCCGGGCAGTGGGATGTGCGGCTCACAAAGATCGGCTATAACTGCCAAGGCAATGACGGCATCGGCATCGTGTATGACGATTCCATATCCTCGCAAAACATCGCTGACGGATGGTTTTGGAACGTCAACGAGATTTTCTGGTCGAATCTTTCGTACCCCAACATGATTCTCGTAGGCGTCAAGGCTCTGGCCACCTCACAGTTGAACGGCGGTAGCCTTCAGATTATGGCCACCATCACGCATGACATTGGCGAAGACACTGTGATCCCCTCCGCGCTGGCCAGCTACGAGCACGATAATCCAGCCATCGTCTGCTATGACATGCTCACCAATCCCCTTTACGGCATGAACGTCGCGGCCAGCCTGATAGATCTGCCAGCCTTTGCCGCATGGGCCGCCTTCAACGATGAACTGGTCACCAATCAAGACGCCACCATGGTTCGCCGTCACGTCTTCGCGGGCGCATTCGATCAGGCCGGAGACGCGTGGCACGCCCTCCAGATCATTGCCGGCATGAGCCGCGCCATTATCCTCCAGATCGGCATGCGCTATTCCGTTATCATCGATGGGCCCGCCGATCCGGTGCAGCTCTTCACGATTGGCAACACAAAAAAAGACAGCTTTTCAGAGCAATGGACGGCACTCGATGACCGCTGCACGCTCATCGAGTGCGACTTTGCCGACGCGGCGCGGAATTACCGCATGGATCTGCCCGTCTCTGTGATGACTGAGACGGATATCAACAGCGGCCTTCAGCCGAAGCCGGCGCGTACAAAGCTGACCGGATGCACGAACCGCGATCAAGCCTGGCGCTGGGCTTACTTTCATCTCATCTGCACCAAACTGACTCTGCGCACGGTGCAGTTCAGCGCGCCCATCGAGGCCGTATGCTGCCAGCCTGGATCCGTGATTGCTCTCCAGTCAGATGTGGTGCAGTGGGGCATGGGCGGACGCGTGCAGTCCGGTTCCACCCAGACCGTGCTCAACGTCGAGCGCACTAATCTGACCTTTGCGCCCTCGGCCGGATGGACCGTGAGCGTGCAGCATCCCGTGGTGCAGCGTGGAAGCGCAACCATCTCCTCCGTGGTGGGCTTGACGATCAACATGACCGCGCCGCTGCCGGCGGGGCGCATTGTCAAAGCGGTCGCGCCGGATAAAACAGAGTACATCGTCACCGGGTACAGTGGCTCCGCGCTCACGCTGGCCATCGTGACCGGCCCGTCCGCCGCCGTGCCTCTCGCCGCGGGCCAGGTGGTCACGCTTTACGACGCGAACGTAATTGACAACCTCGACGTCACCGGCGTGACGGTTGGACCTTTCGGCTCTCAAGTTGCCGTCGAAGGATCATTCTCCGCCGTACCGGTCACCGATAGCGCATGGGCCTACGGGCAGAGCGCCGGGGCTCAACCCGCCAAACTTTTTCGCGTTGTGAGCCTCAAAAAATCCGGTGACTTCAACTTTGCCATCACCGCAGTCGAATATAATGCGGCAGTCTATGAGGATGTGGTGCCCAAGTATGGCGCGATTGTGGGCGTGCCGGATGCCACCCCGGCCATCACCAATCTGACGTTGACAGAGCAATACCAAAATGGCACGCTCACTGGCTCCAGCAACTCAGCGCTCGTGGCAGTTGGCTGGAAAAATGGAAACACCGCCGTAGGCGCGCAGGTAAAAGTGCAGGCGGGCGCGGGCGGCGCATGGAATATCATCGGCAACATCCAAGGACAGGGATGTACCTTTGTGGGTTACGTCGGCATCACTTACAACGTGGCTGTGACCGGCTTTGATTGGCAGGGGAATATGCTGGGCCAGGCCGTGACGGCATCTATCACAGTGGAGGCCGCAACCAATGCCCCCGCCAACGTGACCGGATTCACCGGCGTAGCTACTGCCGTAAGCCCCGCGGTCCTCACTTGGAATGCCGTTCCTGGCGCGGATCATTATGAAATCCGCTGGGCGCAGCAGGTTCCCCCCTCCACATGGGATACCTCCGCCGTGCTATGGGATGGAACCACAACCTCTTGGACCGATACTGTCGTCCGCAGCGGCGTCTACATGATCGTGGCTGTGAGTTCCGCGGCCACCGGCAGCGTGGAAAGTATTACCCCGGCCCTATGGGTAAGCACTTCTACCGCAACCCCAGCCATGATTCAGGCGGGTTGGCAGATAGCCTCGATGGGCTCGATTACAGGCTCTGGCGCCAGCGCAACCGTCCCAACACCATCGGGATTTTATGAGCCGGCGAGCGGCCCGTCAGTGACCATTGCCGCAAACTCGTTTTCCGCGTCTTGCCAGTCGTCAAATACGAATGCCAATCAGTTGTATTGGATGTGCATCTCGCGGACCACCGGCGTAACAACATGGGCGCCCTATACCTTGCTTCCCAACGGTGATCCCGATACCTCGATGATTCAAACGCAGATCACCGCGCAAGAACTTATCATCAATGTCACGGTCGCGTTCGCAGTGCAGGGACCCCCAGGAACGAACGCATCCTTTGCTGGCGGAGTAATGGCGGTTTGGTCCTGGGGATAAGTGCCTAACTTGCGCGATGTGTCTCATTATGAAGGCATGAGACTACGCAAGGTTTTAACTCTCTTTCTTTGCGCGCTGGCTGTTACAGTGGCCAGCGCACAGACCGTCAACCTCACCGCCTCGAATATCAAGACGCTGGCCGGAGCTACGTTTACCGGCAAGCTCTGCATGGTGCCCGCCAACAATACCGGGGCGGTGGTCAGCTTTCAATATGGCGGCGGAGGCCTAGGCGTCACTCAGCAGGTTTGCTGGCCGGTCACCGCGGGCGCTCTGCAATCAGCCGTCACGGTTCCCGACACCTACCAAACCATTCCACAAAATCTCTGTCTCTATACACAGTTGATCGACCCGACCCAGCCCCTGCAAAGGCGTGTCGTGGGCAGCTTACCGTGCCTTCAGCCAGCCAGTTCCGGACAAAGCTGGTGTAGTGGATCGGGCAGCTCGACCGTATGTGATCTCGATAACTATATCCCAGCTTCCACCCCGTTGACGCTCGTTGTGGCCGGTCCTGCTGGCCCAACCTTCAATGGCGGAAGCGTATCTAACCCGATTATTCTGCCCGCAGATCCCGTTCTTGAATCTCAGGCCGCAACCAAGAACTACTCCGACCTGCATGGCGGCGCGGTGGTCAACGCGACGCAAGAATATGGCTGCGTTCCGTTGACCTCGGCCGAGTACGCAATTCAAAAGGCCTCGGGCATCTGGATTGACCTGCACGGCACGACAGCCTGTCTCCAGAGCGCGATCAACGCATCATGCAATGGCTCTTCTTACGCGTACAAACCTCGGCTCATGCTTGAACCTGGCGTTTATGTCGTCGGTAATTCCACGACTGAAGGGCTGTCTGAAAATAGTTGTGTTGTGGATCTGCGCGGCAACGGTCGGGCCGCAGCCCTTATTCAGCACGCTACCGGCGCGCTGGTAGAGAACGCCAGCGGCACACCCTACACTGTGACGGTGGCCGGTGCATGGAATCCTTCCACGGCCTATTCCGTCAATCAGATGGTCAGCCGCCAGAGCCTCTCCTATGTGGCCACCGCAGCCAACACGAATACGGACCCATGGACTGACGGCGGCGCGCATTGGGTGCATGTGTATAGCCGCGTGCTTCATATTGCAAACCTGCCCGTCGGCACTATGGACCTGATGCAGGGCGGCTTGTGGGATCTGGCGATTGGCGGTACATCCACAACGACCGCGTTGCTTTCCAGCGATGCAAACCTCGATGTTCCTTTCACGATTTCAGGCGCGCAATTCAGCGGATCGGCAACCGGCATTGAAAACGCAATCGAAGCTCCCACCTGGCTCAATTTCCACGTTGACCATTCCAGATTCGATTACATCGGCGGATACGCCGCCGCCTTTCAGGGGATGCCGTCTGCCGTAGCGTCGAATCCGCAAGACCTCAAAGCTGCTTTTGATTTCGTGGACGACACATACGACAACGGCAGCGGCCAGGCATCGCACGGAAACGGCGTCCTGTTTGTGAATGAAACCTCGGCCAGCTCAGGAACAAACCCACCAACAGTACCGAGCGGGCTGGCGCCGATTTACTGGAACTCCGGAACCGTGAACTGGCTCAATGGACGAATCGAACTGAATCAGCCGCTGAACACCTATGCAACGGCGGCCGGGAATATGCAGCGGTCTCTCTTCCGGGTGCTTCAGACGGGATTCACGGGCACCTCCCCGCTTGTGACGGTTGCCCTGGATGGATCGCCTATCGCCGGTTACGCCAGCCATCAGTACAACTCGAAAATCGTCTCTTCAGATGCAGGCGAGGTTGGCTTCGAGTCAACCGCATCGTCTTTTCAAGGCTTCAACGAGCTGAATAATAACGACGCGGGGACTGGTTTTGAAGCGATTCCTGTAAGACTTAATAACTCATATGTCCTGAATCACACTTCACCTTACGCTGGCCAGTACAGCACCTTTCATTTTATCGACCAGCTTCTCGGAATCAACTTGACAGCTACGACAACCTCGCAGCTATCAAGCTTCTCGGGGTGGCTGACTACAGGCTCTCTCGTCTTCAACAAGACCGGCATCGCCGGTACGGCAAACTCCGCACTTTATCAGGCGAATTGCCCAACATCCGGGGCGGGTGAAACTTCCGTGTTGAACACGTTGACGCCGACAGCTACCATCGCGGCGGGGTCTACGGCTCTCACGCTCTCTGGCGCGCCATCGGATTGGATTGCTCCGCAGTTTGGCGTTGACGTTGTGGGTGCGGGGGCCTCCGGCGCAGACCTCTACGCCAATATTTTGCACGTTGATGACACTGGACTGATCCTGACTCTGGACACGGCCGCAACGACAGCGGTCTCCGGCGCGATTGTCAAGAACACGGTCTGCACGCTCTCGCCTGTGTCGCCGATGGAGAATCTGAATACGCAGACCTTCGATGTGCAATTTGCCATCGGCGCAAACACTGGCACGAATGCAATCCCCATCACGGTGAACTTGTCGAGCCTATCAAACTATTCGCAGTTTGGCGTGTCGTTCAAGGCTACGCTCAGCTCGCAATATCCGGCGCGCACGGTGCTTGGTTACGACGGCTCTGGAACGCAGGGCGGAATGCTGCTCTGGCAGACCGACACTGTGCCAGATATTAACCAGCAAAACTATCAGTATATGTATCTCACGACGCCGGTAACCGCGGCAGGTCAGTTCACGATTTACATTGTGAACACTGACCCGACTTATGCCCGGCAAGGTGTCGTTCATCTCCAATTTTTCACTTATGACACGAACTACAGTCAGAAGCAGGTTGTGAGTGTGACTGCCGGAACGCCGGTTGCGCTATCCTCGGTGACTCCCACTCCTGTTCAAGCGCCCTGGCAGACGCTGGGTCCGACTACAACCAATACTCCTACCACCGGAGATAACAGCAAGAGCCTGGCAACAACGGCCTTCGTCCAGAACACCCTTGCCAACAATGGCGGGTCTACCACTCTTTGCTCGTTTCCAGCGGAATCCTCTGCGGTCACGGGAACCACGGCGGAAACCAATGTAGACAATTGCGCAGTTCCTGCCGGTATGATGGGAACAAAGGCGCGGATCGAGATTCACGCAAATGTTGTAGGCGGGTCCAGCAATACCGGGTCCTGCACTTTGCGATTACGCTGGGGCACTGCATCCGGCAGCACGTCGGCAACCCAAATCGGCGGCGTTGCCACTTCCACCGGCGCAAGCAAGCTCGCGTATCTTGACCAGAAGCTGCTCAATGCGGGGTCAACAAGTTCGCAGGTTACGCCTTATTGGGGCTATGGAAATGGCGCGTTGACAACAAGCGTCGGCTCAACGGCCACCATCAATACCTCAACTGCGACGGGCTATGTCATCGTCAACCTGGTCAACAGCGTATCGGGCGATAGCTGCTATGTCTATGATCTGGACGCTGAGTTGTGGCCACAGGGATAACGCCGCGCAATTGCAAAACCGGGCGCAGATTATTCCAGTTTCTATTCCAGCCAGGGCGGCCTTCGAGCCGCCCTTTTTGCGCGCTTTCCCGCTTTCGACTCACGATGAAACTGTAAGTAATCATCAACCGGAGGGTGAATCATGAGTTTGCAGTCTATCGGGAATTTTTTCAAGAAGCTCGGGGTGAACATTAAGAACGCGGCAGTTTACCTGCCCACTCTGGAAATCAAGTTCAGCAAAGCCGTGAAGGATGCGCAGAGCGATTCCGCCGAAACTATCACCACTGGAAAGCCGTTCATTTCCGCCATTGCTCTGGCCTCTGCGAATATCGCCATTGCCGCAGATCAGAAAGGGGTGAACTGGGTGAGTGATACCGCCGCGGTGGAATCGGTAGAGGCCGCATTCAAACTGTGGCCGCCCTTTTGGGCGGCTATCGAAAAAGAGGGAACAGACCTCAACGGCGATCTCAAGTAACCTGATCCCTAAAAGGATCGCAAAGGCCCCGTATTCGCGGGGCTTTTGCTTTTATGGGCATAGTGAATACAGGAGTGATCGTATGGCCCCCAGCGAATCGACGGCATTGACAGAACTAATCGGTGAGGTTCGTGATTTGCGCGCCGATCTGCGCGTCTTTCAAACCAAGCTCATGGGCGACGATCAGACCGAAGACGCGCAAGGCCGCATCCCGCGCATTGAGGCCACGCTGGCCGATCATGAAAAGCGCATCAAGCGCGGGGAGAGATTGGGGTGGGCCGCTCATGGCGCTGCCTGGCTTGGGGGTGTATTGGCTGGGGCTGTGGGCGCGGTTTATTACATTTTCGGAATCATGAGGCACTGATGCCAAACCAATATCAGACGGTTTCTCTCCAGCAGAAAAAAGAGATGCGCGCGCTCCGCGCCAAAGGTCTATCTTCGCGCGCAATTGGAAGGAAGCTCAAAATCGACGCCACGGCAGTGCTGCGATATTGGAACACGCCGGCAGAGGATGCTCCGAAGGCTCCGGAACTGGTCGAGGCAGACATTCACAAGCGGCTGAGGCAAAGCCCCGCCACTTTGAACGATCTTGCGGAAATGATGGGCATGACAGCGCCGTCGGTCCGCCGCGCGGTGGGACACATGAAAGAGCGCGGCATTTTGCTCACTGAGCACCCCGGCGAAATTTTCGAGGCCGTGTCAACCGTCAACATCGCTCCGGGCCGTTTTGAACTCCACGCCAAGCCCGGCGAAGAGCAGGTCTATGGCGTTACCTCAGACAATCACCTGTGCAGCAAGTACGCGCGGCTCGACGTGCTCAACGCGGCGTATAACCATTTCGAGCGGCGCGGCATCAAGCACGTTTTCAATGCGGGCAACTGGATAGACGGAGAAGCCCGCTTCAACAAAACGGAGCTTCTGACCGCGCCGGGCATGGATAATCAGCTCGACTATCTGATTGACAAGTTCCCGGTCCGGCGCGGCATTACCACACACTTCATTGCGGGCGACGATCACGAGGGCTGGTATGCCCAGCGCGAAGGCATCGAGATAGGACGCTATCTGGAAAACCGCGCCAAGGACGCCGGCCGCCACGATCTGCACTACCTGGGTTATGCGGAGGCCGATGTCGCTCTGCGATGCGGCTCTGGGGCCGCTGTGGCTCGCGTGGTGCATCCCGGCGGAGGCTCAGCCTATGCCACAAGCTACACGGCGCAGAAGCTCGTGGAGAGCTATCAGGGAGGAGAGAAACCGCAGCTTCTTATCATCGGCCATTACCACAAGTTTGAGTATGGATTCCCGCGCGAGGTGCATTGCGTTCAAGCCGGATGCACGGAAGATCAGAGCCTTTTCATGCGCAAGAAAAAACTGGCCGCGCATGTCGGCTTTCTGGAGATGCGAATCACGCAGGATGCCGCCGGCATCATTACCCGCTTTGGAGTCGAATGGTTTCCATATTTCGACCGCGGATACTACGAAAAGAGGTACAAATAATGGCACAACCAGCACAGATGAGCGCCGCCGGCCTGGCGCTGCTCAAAGCCTCCGAAGGATTCCGGGCTAGCGCATACCTTGACGCGGTGGGCTTTCTCACTATCGGCTACGGCCATCGCATCCTGCCCACCGAGAAGTTTCCCAACGGAATCACAGAGGCGCAAGCATCCACGCTCCTGGCCGCCGATGTTGTCTCCGCGCAAAACGCAGTATTGCGCCTCGTCCATGTGCCGCTAACCCAGGGGCAGTTCGATGCGCTCGTGGACTTCACTTACAACCTCGGCGCAGGAAAGCTCAGCGGCTCGACACTGCTGCGCGATCTGAATGCCGGGCAATATGCCGCCGCCGCTTGCCAATTGCTTCTCTGGGATCACGCTGGCCCCAGGGAATTGGCCGCGCTCAAGAGCCGCCGCGAGGCGGAGTTCAATCTCTGGCAGGGAAAGCCCCCCGCCGCCTGATTTTCATTTGTATCGTACGATTCAAAACTCAAAGGAGAAGTATGCCTGTAAATTGCAAAACTGAGAAAGCTGTCTTTGAGGACGGAAGCACACGGTCTGTGCTCAAAGAGCGTTATGATTTGATTCCCAAAGTCGCCATGGCTGCCCTCGCGCGGCGGCTGGCGTTGGGCGCTAAAACACATGGAGAAAACAACTGGCGTTGCGGCGGCGTCGAATTCCGAAAGGCAAGCATCAATCATCTGATGCGTCACTTGCTCGATTACATCGAGCATGGCAACGCCAACGATGACAACACCGCGGCGATCATCTGCAACGCTGCATTCCTATGCCACTTCGAGGCCAAAGAACCATTCCCTGGCTGCGATCCCATCACGCCCATTCAGCCTATGACGCACGCGAGGCGGGCAGCTCGCTGATGGTTGGGGGCGGAATCACGCGCCGTCTCGACTTCGGCTCGATAGCCAGCAGCGCCGCGTACTTTACCCGCGTGCGCTGATGCGCGTAATACTCCATCATTTTGCGCCCGACGTGCCCGGCGATGGCGATTACCGTCTCCGGGTTCACGTCATTTTCCAGCAGCCGCGTGATGCAGTGGTGCCTCAGATCGTGCGGCTTCAGATCCACAAACCCCGTCGCCTGGCGCAGCTTGTCCCAGCTCTTGCGTAGCCAACTGCGCGATGCGGGCCGCGTGGGATCGAACTGATTCCGAAGCACGCGGAACGGGAAAAGATAATGATCCAATTCGCATGACCCCAGCTTGAGAGCCCGCTTGAAGCATTGCTCCACCGCCCATTTTGCCTGGCCGTTCAGCGGAATCTTGCGCGCTCGGTGGCCGTTTTTCACACTATCCTCCGGGATGTAAATTTCCGAGATCCCCTCATGAGTCAGACAAAGATTTTTGAGCCGCAAACCGCGCAGTTCGAGCCCCGCGGCGCTGGTATTGATTGTGATGCACGCCACCCAGTAGGCCAGCGCGGCCTCGGGGTGATGGGATGCCACTGCGAAGAGCTGTTCCTCTTCGTCTTCAGTCAGGATGGTGCGCGGTGACCATTGCTTCACCGCCAGCGGAAAGTAGAAGGGGCGTACATTCTGCCAGAGCCGACAATGCTTCAGCATCTGGCCCACCACGCTGATTTCATGATTGATGAGCATATTACCAGCATTGCGCTTCCAGGGATGCAGCTCCTGGCCGCGCGCGCGTACCACGTTGGCCAGCCGGGCGATCTGGTAACCCCTGATGTGGCCCGGCATTATATCACAGAGGCGCAGAGCGCCAAAAAATTTATCCAGCGCGTCGATGTTGCCCTGGGTGGCATCGTGCGCGCGTGGTTTGAGGCGGGTGGATTGGCGGCGGAGATTCATCCAGTAGACGCCGGCATCCCGGAAGAGCATGGAGGCGAAATCTACATCGACGCCGCGCAACGCCTCGTCGCTTGCGATGCAGGCCGGGCAGTTGACGTGATCGATGGTATGTTGCTCCGCGAACTCGCCTTCCGAGGCGGCGAAGGGAGTACGCTCTATGCACGCGCCCAAACGGCGCGGCATCTGCACGACAGGCATGGACTCTCCAAGCACAGAGCTAGGTAATTCAATCAGTGAATCAATTTCAAGTGAAGTTTCGCTGTTATTTTTTTGTGAATCGAACAT